CTTTTAGATTTGATTTTAACCACTCTTCAGAATCTTTGATGCTAGTATGTTTACCAGCCATTTTTAAAGATGTAATTGATTCAGGTTTTTTAGTGATTATAGGTTCTTCAATGTTCTCACCTTTATAGTTCATAGGTACTAACTGACATCTGCAATTAGTCTGACATATAGAAAACCCTGAACGAGGAAGTCCAACAGTTCTGAAATATTCCATAGTTCCAGTCTGTCCATGTCTGTCCTCACAATCCTCACAAACTCTTTTGTCAGATATACCAACCCATTGAAACTCTTCTACTGATGAATCTTGATAAACCTTCTGACTTGCAATATTAGAGTTATATCCTACACCATTTTTAGTTGTATTCTTAATAGCGTTTCTATATGAACCGAATATCCTACCACCATTATTAAGGTCATTCATTAAGACTGATTTAATTTGATTGACATCCATCCCACTTAACTTCATTTGAGATATAGATTCCTCTAGGGTTATTGTAGACTTAGCAACAGAATTACTAAGTAGAGCAGACATAGTTATGAGTAGGTCTTGAGGTTCAGACATTTCTTATTATCTTATCAATCTTTAGTTCTATCATTTTAATTGCTCTTAACTGAGCGTTTTTAGTAATACCAAACCATTCTCTTTTAGGTAAATTATTTGAGGGATTTCCTTGCTGATGAAATGAACCTATATCTGCATTAGTCACACCACCCTTTCTTTTTTGTTTCTTGCCAGGATGTAGTGTTACAAGTTGCTTTAGTTTGTTTGCTTTATTTAGAATAAGGTTTCTCATCTTACCAGTATCTACTAATATTTGGTCATGACCTTTTCTCTTAATGGTAGAGTCTTTTAGTTTCTGCATCCTACCATTGACACCCATACCTCTTTCTAGTCTTTGGAAATGGTCTTGTCTTACTATCCTACCAGCGTCATTAAGTTCTTTAGTGAGGTCTAACCTTAATTTTTTAAGGTCAAAGTTCATCTCTATTTTAGGTTTCATGACTCTTCTATAATCTTATTTGCAAACTTAGTACCTAATTGACCAGCTTTCTCTATTTCATCTATATGTTCTTTAAGAAAAGCATCACCTAATGAAAGTAAATAACCTTCAGGGTCTTTTAACATCTCATCTAAATCAATAGCACCTAGTAGATTATCAGCGTTTTCTTCTATTACAGATTCTAACTTGTCTAGGTCTTCCATATACTTACGAATTAATTGTGCCAAGTTTCCTCAATCCCTCAAATGTTGGTTGTGTAGGTTGTGTAGCTTCTACTGTTGCTCTTTGTTCTTCTCTTACTTCTCCTAACTTTTCATCTAACTCAGAATCAGTCATGTCAGGATTAAAGTATAATAGTAAGTCTTTCTGAGTCATTATGTTGTTCTTAATCTTCCAGTCTAACCAGTTTCTTTCTTCTTGTGGTGACATTGGAAAACTGACCTCCCCAAAGTCAACTGCATAGTCTTCAGATAAATTAATTACATTATGTGTTTCTAAAATCCTTCTGTCTATTTCATATCTTGAATGTTCCCACTCTCTAAAAACTCCTTCATCTGACTTTCTAGATTCAAGGTTTTCAATCTCCATAATCCTTAATGCTTCTCCACTAGGTACATTACCACCTGACTCACCCCATCTAATTCTTAACTGATTGTTTTCAGCTACTTGATTAGCCATAGCTTTTACACCTTCTATCATTTCTGTTAGACTGCCACTTGGAGACTTGTAATCAAAGGTTGCACCTTCAGGAATTATAATTGCATTATCTATTCCAGCTTTTAACCTTGATTGACCTTCATCAATTCCTGTAAATACTGGTTGTCCTAACTTTGACCTTATTCCTAGGGCTACCTCAGTCATGGCTATTGCTAAATGTAAAGAAACTCTAGTGACATCATAAGAACTAGAAGAGAACTCAACTCTACTGATAGGGTTAATTTTATAAGGGTTTATCATGTCTTCAGACATAGCAAATCTTTCACCTTTTTGATTGAACTCAAAGTGCATACCTTGGACACCATCTCTTTCCTCAGACCAAAAAACAAACCTTTTATGATTGTCATGACTCTCTATTTCATATGAATACCCATAAGGTTCACTATCTGAAGTGTGATAATACTCCTGTACCATTGGGAGAACTTCATACTCTAGTCTCTGTTTTCTTTCATTGTACTTAGACTTCATCCAACAATGTCCTAGTAACCAAGATAACTCAGCAAATTCCTTAGTCTTAGAGTCTAATTTAAAAGATATGTCATCATACATTTCATTTCTTTCACCACCTATAAATCTTTTAGGAGGTTCTTTGTATAACATCATCCTAGCACGAGCAAAACGAGGAACACAAGAGGTAATGTAAGGAGGAACTTGACTAAGACTCTCAGATGCAAACCATTGTTCTAGGTGTGTGTCTAGGTTCTGATTGTAATAAAAGTCTAAACTCTCTAGTATATATGTATCTTCATTATCAATATAGTTTTCATGAGCATTAATAACACTCTGCATAACTACCATTTCAGAGAGTTCAGGGATGACCACTCTATTTACACTTCTTCCAAAATTATACATCTTCCATATTCCTCTTTATTTGTTAGTTCTCCCCAACTTTTATTATTATTACCAACTCCTAGTTGTTACAAAAGCTTTTCTGATAGGAAACTTATATGCCAAACCATAAGAACAAGCATCTAAAGCGTGAGTTAGGTTCATATCTGACTTATCTAGTCCACCTCTTCTATCTCTTTGACATTGTTCTAGGTCTTTAATTAAATGAACACATGATGGGTCAACAGTCATACTTATATTACCTTCAGCGTCTTTAAGTTTTCTATTTAAAATATTTAATCTATCTATATGACTAGGATGAGACTTCTTTGCTCTTATTATAAACCCATGTTCAGCTAATATATCATGGTCACTTCTTCTAGATGTTGTAGACCTATTCCTACCAGCTGGGTCAGGATAACACTCAATGTTAGGTGCAATCTTCTTCATCTCTATAGCAAGTTCTTCAGTATTACTATTCTTCAGTCTTATCTCATCAAAATAATGTACTGTACCATCTGAATACTCTGTTGCTAATGTAGCCGTGTTGAAATCTACGTTGTGGTCTACTCCCCACCATAACTTATTAGATAGTTCTTTAGCTTGTACTACATGAGTTTCTCTATCAAAGTTCCAAGCGGCTCTATTACCAGTTGATTCAAAAGAACCTTCAAACTCTTGTCTAAATATAGACTCATCCATTGTTCTCTTTGCTCTTTCTATCTCTTCTTTAGGTACAAACCCACCATCTATAGTTTTAAACTGCCAACTACTCCAGTCATCTTCTGATTGACCTTTAGAGTATAGGTCATACATAATATCGTAACCACTAGGAGTCCCAATAAATAAGACTTCTCCTTTAGTGGTTGCCAACATAGGCATGATAATCTCTTCCCACACATGAGGTTTAATATAAGCCATTTCATCCATCACACATTTTGTTAATGAAACACCTCTTAAATTATTCTCATTATCAGCACCCTTAACTGATAACTCTGCACCATTTTCAAAAATAACAGACATCTCAGTTTCATTCAACTTTGCACCAGTAAAGTTCCCAAACATTCTTCTGAGTATAGGGAATACTATCATGCGACCTTGTCTATATGTAGGAGTGACATAAAATCTTCTTTCATCAGGTTTAAAAGGGTCTTTGAGTAAATACATTAAACTTAATATAGTCTTTCCCCATCTACGACCAGCAACAATAACCTTAAACCTAGATGGGTCGTTTAATATATCTCTCCTAGTCCTATTAACAGTCCATTCAATCATCATCTATTACCATGACTTGAATAGGTTCAGACTTGGTTGTCCTCTCTTGTCTTTCTAGTGCCTTACCTTCTAGTCTTTCAATAATAAACTGCATGGCTCTTAGGTCACCTCTTTCAGCTAATGAAAACAACTTAGACACTATGACTTCTCTTCTTTCCCTATCTCCACTCTTCTTAAAACTAAAGTCTTTAATTAAATCAGTATAGGCGTTTCTTCTACCATTAGGATTTCCCGACTCACCTTTCTTAAACCTTGTGTCAGGATTACCACTTACACCTTTTTTAAATCTACCATTAGGCGTCCTGTTTTCCTCCTGTTTGATACTCATCTAATCTATCTCCACTAAACCCATCATAAATGCCTTGTTTAATTTCATTATTAATTCAGCAATTTTATGTGAGTCAATTTCAAAGACATCAAATTCTAGTCTATAATTACCAGTAGTTTTAAGGTTGCGAATACCTACCAGTTCAGTAGTTATTGCAATTCCTTCCTTACTTTTTTCTTTTGACAATTTTTTTAGTCATCTTACGTTTCTTCTTTGGTTTCGCTTTACCAAAGCCGTAACCTTTACCTTTAGGCATAAGATACTCCTTGTTGTTGTTGGGTCTAATTTATATCATTTAGGAGGTTTAATAAAATACCTAAAACCATATTAAGGTTTGTAGTAATATGAGGAATATGAGGAATACTTAAATTACTCTATCTATAGAGATTAGAGTTTTCAAAACACGATTATTAGAGAAATGAAAAAAGCCCTGATTTCTCAAGGCTCTTTTATTTTAAGTTTATGTTAGTGTTTATTTTATGTTAAGTCCATATTTTCCAATCTTATTAACATTCGTAAGGTTTTTACTGTATTCTCTAACC